GGTCATCCGAAGGCTCGATTTTTCCATAGCGTGGAATTTGTCAACTGGTTGACATTGAGGGGCTAGTATTTGACAAATTTGTCAACCAGATGGCGGAGATGGTTAGTCCTGCCACCTTTGCGAAGGCGGTAGGAGTCAGTAGGCAAGCGGTTTCTAAGGCAATCAAGGAAGGTCGATTGGATCCGGCTTTGGTTGACAACGGGGGCAAGAGACAGGCGCTTGATTTAGAGAAAGCGACCCAGATTTGGGGTTCAGCGGTGGCGCCCAGGACGTTGGATCCAGCGAAGGTGTCGGAGGTGCTTTCGGTGCCTGAGGATGAGATCCCGGATTTTTATACGAGCCGAGCGCGGAAGGAGTATTACAACGCGGAGCTGGCAAGGATTAGCACTGAGCAGCAGCTTGAGGAATTAGTACCTGCAAAGCAGGTGAAAAAGGAGAGCTTTGCGATGGCTCGTGCTGTGCGTGAGGCGTTGGCAAATCTTGCCGATCGTTTGAGCAACGAATTAGCAAGCGAGACGGATCCATCAAAGATCCATCAAGTTTTGACCCAAGAGCACCGTCAGTGTTTGATCGAGTTGTGTGATGAGTAATCCATTCAGGGAAGCATTCATTCAGGGTTTGCGTCCTGAGGATCCGCTGACGGTTTCGCAGTGGGCGGATAAATATCGAAAGCTGAGCAGCAAGGCAAGCGCAGAGCCTGGGCCATGGCGTACCAGTCGCACGCCTTATTTGCGAGAGCCGATGGATTGCTTGTCAAATGACAGCCCAGTTCAGCGTGTGGTGATGATGTTTAGCGCGCAGTCTGGAAAAACTGAGGCTGGATCAAATTTTCTGGCTTATGTCATAGACCATGCGCCGGGGCCAATGTTGTGCGTGCAGCCAACTATTGAGATGGCCAAGCGTCTGTCAAAGCAGAGGCTTGAAAGCATGATTCAAGACACGCCGTGTCTTACGCAAAAGATTGCGCCATCGCGTTCTAGGGACAGTGGCAACACGCTTTTTGCCAAAGAGTTTCCTGGCGGAATCATGCTGTTGACCGGTGCGAATAGCGCTACGGGTTTGAGGTCTGCACCTTGTCGCTACCTCTTCATGGATGAGGTTGATGCGATGCAGGAAATTCAGGGTGAGGGTGATCCTGTCAGCTTGGCGGAGCGCAGGACCACCACTTTTGCCAGACGCAAGGTCTTGTTGACCTCGACGCCGACGGTCAAAGACTTTAGCCGGATTGAGGCTGAGTTTCTCAAATCGGATATGCGTTATTACTACGTGCCTTGCCCAAGTTGTGGTGAATTTCAGCACCTGCAGTGGTCAAGATTGAAGTGGGAGAAAGGGCGGCCTGAAACTGCCCGTTATGAGTGCGAGCACTGTAAAGAGCGTTTTGAAGAACACCACAAGACGCGATTTCTGGCCCAAGGCCAGTGGCGGAATCATGCGCCATTTGATGGCAAGACTGCAGGCTTCCAATTGAATGGTTTGTATAGCCCCTTGGGTTGGGCGAGCTGGGAGCAGTTGGCGGATGATTTTTTAAGGGCCAAAACTGATCCCGCGGCGTTGCGGACCTTTGTCAACACTCGGCTTGCCGAGACTTTCTCCGAAGATTATGCAGCGCAGGTAAACGCTGATGGTTTGATGGCCAAGCGCTTGGAGTACAAGCCAGGTATTTGCCCTGAAGGCGTTGTGCTCTTGACTGCTGGCGTTGACGTGCAGGACGACCGCTTAGAGGTTTCTGTTTGGGGCTGGGGCGAGGGCGAGACGGCTTGGTTGATTTGGCATCAAAAGTTGATGGGAGATCCAACCCAGGTTGATGTTTGGGGTCAACTGGATCAAGTGCTTAAGACTGAATGGGATACAGAGTCTGGAAAAGCTTTAGTCATATCTCAGATGGCTATTGACTCTGGCGGTCACTGCACGCATGAAACCTATAACTATGTGAGAGACAGGATTCGTCAGGGCGTTGTTCCTATTAAAGGAAGCAGCAAACGCAATAGTCCCGCATTGGGCAAGGGCAGCAAGGTTGATGTGAATTGGAGAGGCCGAACTATCAAAAAAGGGGTCACGCTATACATGCTTGGCACTGACACAATTAAAACGACGTTATTCGGCAGAATGCGTCACTCAGAGGGCTTAGGCAGTATTAACTTTGGCTTAGCGGCTGATCATGAGTATTTTCAGCAGCTAACTGCGGAGAAGCAAAGGCTGCGTTTTCATCGTGGCTTTCCAATCCGTGAATGGGTCAAAAAGCCGTCAGCGCGAAACGAGGCGTTGGACTGTTTTTGTTATGCCTATGCGGCGATGTTGCTTTATTCGCGGAGGCTTCCAAAACTGACGATGTGGGAAAACCTACGAGAAAAGTTGGAATCTGGCGGCAAGGCACCGCTAAAATCAAGTGCAAAGCCGTCTAAACCGGCTAAGTCGTACGTAAGCAGCTGGTGACGTGAACATCCCAAAGAAGATTTACGCAGGCCAGACGATCAAATGGAGAGACGATGGTTTCGTCGGTCCATTGAACGAAAGCATCACGTCATCAGATTGGACGCTGACTTATTACTTGCGTTTCAACCATACGCATGAGGGCCATCAAGTTGTCGGCACTGCGTACGGAAGTGGCTGGGAGTTTACGATTTCTGCTACTGATTCTGCTGGCTTTGATGCTGGCGATTGGTATATCTACGCCGAGGCGACAAAAGGCAGCGAAAAGTTTCCGTTAGGGACGGCAAGGGCTGAGGTTTTTGCAACCCTTACTTATGACTCAGCAGAGCAGCCTGGCGCTTTCGACGGTCGGACTCAGGCAGAGAAAGACCTTGACGCTGTGACTACTGCGATCCGCGCAATGATTGCGGATAAAGCGGCTGAGTACAGCATTGGGAACAGGACGTTTAAACGGATTGACCTTGCCGAGCTGCGAATGCGCGAGAGTCATTTGAAAGCCATAGTGGCCAGAGAGCGCAAAGCTGCAATGATTGCAAATGGTTTGGGCGATCCCCATTCTCTTTACGTGAGGTTCTGACATGGGCATTCGTTCTGCATGGCGCGAACTGTGGCGCTCTAATCCTCAGCCAATGCCGCGGCCTCGTGGTCGGATGTTTGCCGGTGCTCAGGCCAGCCGCCTAACAAATGACTGGGTGACTTCTGTCACTTCTGCAGATCAGGAGATCAAGGGCAGCTTGAAGCGTTTGCGTTCGCGCTCACGTCAGCTTGTACGCGATAACGATTACGCGAAGTCTGCAATTCGAGTTGTCAGAAATTCCGTTGTTGGGCAAGGCGTAAGGCTGCAAGCCCAGGTGATGCGTCAGCGTGGCGGCAAGCTTGATACACGTTTAAACGAGCAGATTGAAAAAGCGTGGTCAATGTGGGGCCGCAAGGATTCTTGCAATACCTCTGGGCAGCTTTGCTTTTCTGATATTGAGAAGCTCGCCGTCAGCTCGATGTGTGAGAGCGGCGAAGTGTTTATTCGCATGGTTCGGCAGAAGTTTGGCCGAAGCAAGGTGAATTTTGCACTGGAGGTCTTGGAGGCTGACCAGCTCGATGAGGATTACAACAGCCCGGCTACTAGAGCGGGCAATGTTTGGAAGCTTGGGGTTGAGCTTGATAAATTTGGCAGGCCGCAAAATTACGCTTTCCTGAGCCGCCATCCGGGAGACACTGCGTTTCCTACTCGTGCGCCTGAAAAGCGTCACATTATTGTTCCCGCCAAAGATGTGATCCATTTGTTTGATCGCACCTCGTCACGGCCTGGGCAAACTCGCGGGGTGCCTTGGCTGGCAAGTGCAATGCAGCGGATGCACCACTTGGACGGCTGGGAGCAAGCAAGCGTCGTTCGTGCTCGTGCAAGTTCTGCGTTGATGGGATTTATCACCTCGCCTGAAGGCGAGTTGGATCCTGGCGGCGAGATCTACGACGAGCAGCGCGTTACTGGTTTTGAGCCTGGGCAATTTAAGTATTTGCAACCTGGCGAATCGGTGACGATTCCAGACATGGATTCACCGTCTGGGGAGTATGAGCCGTTTCTTCGGGCGCAGCTCAGAGCACTTGGCGCGGGCGTCGGCTGCTCGTACGAAGTGCTTAGTAACGATTATTCACAATCAAATTATTCATCGTCACGGCTGGCACTTCTGCAGGATCGCGACAACTGGCGTTCAATCCAGCAGATGATGAAAGATCAGTTTTATCAGCCGATCTTTGATGCTTGGCTTGAGATGGCAGTGCTTAGCGGCGCTCTAAATCTGCCTACTTACGAAACCGAACCCGAACGTTATGAAGCGGTTCGCTGGGTTTTCCGTGGTTACAACTACGTGGATCCACAGCGGGAGATTGCTGCTCAAACTGCCGCAGTTCGCAGCGGATTCAAGACGCTTGCCGATTGCGTGGCCGAAAACGGCGGTGATTTTGATGAGTTCCTTGTTGCTCGTCAGGCTGAACTTGCGAAGCTCGACGAAATGAACATCATTACTGACACCGATCCTTCTGCTGTTAATGGCAGTGGGTCAAGCCAGTACAAGCCAGCGGGCACCGTTGACGCTTTTGGCGACACGCCAGCGCCTAGCGGTGAAGATGCAGAAAACGTGGGAGAAGAGGAAAGCGGCAATTACTAGGTTGCTGTAACCCTTTAACAGGGCCGATACAATTAAAAAAATTCGTGATTGAACAATGTCTGACGAATTGGAGTTGAGGGCAGAGCCCGACGGTCTTAGCGTCGGAGACTTTGTTCAATGGGACAGTTCCGGGGGCACAGCTCGGGGCAAAATTGATCGGATTGAGCGTGATGGCTCAATCGATGTTCCTGATTCTGAGTTCACCGTAAATGGTGACGAAGAGGATCCCGCGGCTCTTATTACTGTTTATCGGGAAACCGACGAGGGTTACGAGCCAACTGATCGGAAGGTTGGTCATCGCTTTTCAACCCTGACGAAGATTGAAGCTCTGCGTTTTGCCCCTGAGCTTTACAAGCGTGCGGGTGAAACCAAGTTTGAAGAACAGGAAGAGCGAACTGTTGAGTTCAGCTTCAGTTCTGAATATCCGGTGGAGCGCTCTTTTGGCGTTGAAGTGCTGAGCCACGAAGATGGCGCGGCTGATCTTGGCCGATTGAACGATGGTGCTCCGCTTTTGTTTAATCACGACATGGATCGCCCGATCGGTGTTGTTGAGCGGGCCTACATCGACAAGGATAAAAAGAAGGGTTACAGCCGAGTTCGGTTTAGCAAAAACAGCTTTGCGCAGGAAATTCTTGCAGATGTGCGAGATGGAATTATGCGCAACATCTCTGTCGGTTATCGAATTAAGGAGATGGAAGAGCGCAATAGTGAGTTTGTAGCAACCAATTGGGAGCCCTACGAACTGAGCGTGGTTTCTGTTCCTGCGGACCCAGGAATTGGTGTTGGAAGATCATTGCTTCCCACCACTACAATGCAACAAGAAGAGGCCTCTGTGGCTGATTCTGCGGCTCGCGTCGCACCACAAGTTCCATCCGATTCAGAGAATCAAATGTCTAATGCACCCGACATCAGCGTGGTGCGCGAGGAAGCAAGCAAAAAAGCTGCTTCCGCTGAGCGTACCCGCATCCGCAACATTCAAGAGCTGTGCAGCAAGCACGAAATGCGTGATCTTGCTGAGCAACTGATTGAAAACGGCTCCAGCCTCGACGTGGCTCGTGAAGCTGTGCTTGAAAAGATTGGCGCTAAGCCTGTCGAAACCGTGGCACCTGTTGACCTTGGTCATCAGACCCAAGAGCGTTATCAGTTGATGGATGGCGTTCGCGCTCTCATCACTGGCGATTGGTCTTCCCACGGCGCTGGTCTTGTTCGTGAACTGAGCCAGGAAGTCGCCCGCACCTCTGGCCTGACCGCCACCGGTGAGCGCAGCTTCTTTGTTCCTTTCTCTGCTCTCTCCCAGCGCGCCACTTATGTGACCTCTGGCGCCACCACTGGCGGCAATCTGGTTGCTACCGATCTGCTGGCTGATGACTTCATCGAAGCTCTGCGGAACTCTTCCCCTGTGGTTGGCCTGGGCGTTCGCACCCTGACCGGCCTGGTTGGTGACGTGGCAATCCCCCGCCGCAGCGGAGTTGCCTCTACGTATTATTTGAGCAGCGAAACCACCGCGATCACCCAGTCGGAATCTACTTTCGACCAGATCGCGATGAGCCCAAAAAATCTTGCGGCTTTGTCAAAATATTCGAGGCAGACTCTGCTTCAGGCCACCCCTGGCATTGAAGAGCTGATCCGTCGCGATCTGACTGACGGCATCAATACCGCTGTTGACGCTGCGATCCTGAACGGCTCCGGTTCCTCCGGTCAGCCCACCGGCATCCGCAACACCACCGGCATTGGCTCTGTGGCAATGGGCACCAACGGTGGCGCCATCACCATGGAGAAGATCGTTGATCTGGAGACCGAAGTCACCCAGGACAACGCTTTCGGTCCAAACATGGCTTATGTCACCAACGCCAAGGTGATGGGCGGCCTGAAGAAACTCCGCGCTGGTGGTTCCACCACCACTGACGGTGCTTTCCTCTATAACTCCGACCTGCAAGCCATCGGCCGCGGCCCCACTCCGCTGACCCTGAACGGCTATCCCATTGCCGTCACAAACGCTGTGCCTTCCAACCTCACCAAAGGAACTTCCTCTGGTGTGTGTTCCGCAATGGTCGCCGGTGACTTCAGCCAAGCAATGCTGGGCTTCTACGGCAACGGCCTTGAGATCACCGTGGGCACTGACTCCGATGACTTCAGCAAGGCTCTGACCTCGGTTCGCGGCATCGTCACCTTCGACGTTGCAGTTCGCCAGGCATCTGCCTTCGCTTCCATCGAAGACATCACCACCGCCTGATAACGGGGAGGGGGCCGGTAACGGTCCCCTTTTTTTCTCATGAAGATCAAATGCACCCGAAACGTTATGGCCAGCGGCGTTGCCCTTGTGGCAGGTCAGGTTTATGACGTGACAAATGCCGATGGCGAAATGCTTATCCGCATGGGTAAAGCAGTAAAGGGCGAAGCTCTCTCTCCTGAGATTGCAGATCCCAAGCCAAAGGCGAAGCGAACAACTCGCAAGCCTAAAGCTGATGGCGCTAGCTGATTTCCTGACAACAGACCTTGGGGTTTTTCTAAACGACCCCTTTTCAGTCACTGCCACCTCTGGCAGTACGACTGCGCATGTTCTGCTTGATCAGCCAACTGAGGTCATTGCTGGCGATATGGTCTTGACGACTGATTATCAAATCACCGCCAAGGCCGCAGATTTTGGAACTTTGGTTGCTGGCGACAGTATCACCGTCGATTCAGTGGCCTACGTTGTGCGTGAGACTCGTCTAATTGATGACGGTCTGCTTTGTGAAATCACGCTGCAGAAGACATGACAACGCGCCGTGAAAACATCATGGCTCGCCTCAAGACAAACCTTGATGCGATCACTGGTGCAACCATCCACAGAATCAGGACAGCACCTTTGGCGCGCGCTGATGTGCCGGCCATTGTGCTTGAGCCTGTAGCAGACGACCCGTCAGAAGAGTTTTACAGCAAAACCAACTGGACGCTTCGTGTTCGCATTTCTGTTTACGTGCGAAACGATGCACCTGGCAACACTGCTGATGCTTTGGTTGAAGAGGTCCACGCAAAAATTATGGCCGACACTACGGTGAACGGTTATGCGTTAGATATTGACGCTGACACGACAAACTTCAGCTTTTTTGATGCTGACGTTCCTCTTGGCGTGGTGGCTATGGATTATCTCGTCAAATATCGAACTGACCGCGAGGATTTGACCGCAGGTTGAGAATTGGCTGAACGCCTCGGGTAAACTTAGAATGCTGCTAAAAGTTGTCTCACTGAGGCCCGACAGATGGCAAAGCTAGCCCGCGTTCGCTCCATATTGGCTAAGGAGGAGGGAACCTACGGCACCGACAGTAGCCCGACCGGTGCGGATGATGCCATTCAAGTTTCGGCTCTTGAGATTAGCCCTGCTGAATCTGAAGTCCTTTCGCGCGACTTGATTCGCAGTTATTTGGGAAATAGCCCCCAGCTGATTGCCAATACTCGTGTGACGGTGACGTTCACTGTTGAGTATTCCGGTTCTGGCACTGCTGGCACTGCGCCTCAATATGGCCCCTTGCTCAAGGCTTGTGGGATGAGCGAAACCGTCGTTGCTTCGACCTCTGTTACTTACGCGCCTGTCTCAACTTCGTTTGATTCAGTGACGATGTATATCGACAACGATGGCATCCGTCACATTGTGACCGGTGCTCGCGGCACCTTTACCATCAGCCTCAACGCAAACCAAATCCCTGTCTACAACTTCACCATGACGGGGCAGTACAACGCTCCTACTGATACGGCTTCGCCTACTCTGACCTTCCAGAATCAGGCTGATCCTGAGATCTTCAACGACACCAACACGACTGCTTTCACTCTGTACTCTGCAACCAACTTGGCTTTGCAGTCTGCTGAGATTGATCTTGGCAATGAGGTTGTTTACCGCGAGCTGGTCAACAGCACTAAAGAGGTTTTGATCACTAACCGTGCAGCCACTGCCAACTTTGTGATTGAAACGCCAACCCTTGCCACTAAAGACTTCTTTGCCCTGGCTGTTGCTGGAACCTCAGGCAACCTAAGCATTGTTCATGGCTCGACTGCTGGAAACATCATTACTCTGGCGTCGCCAACTAGCGGATTGTCACTTGGTAACCCGACTTATTCCGAGGATCAAGGGATTGTGATGTTGAACCTTCCCACTACTATGGTGCCTAGTGATTCCGGCAACGACGAAATCACTTTGACCTTGACTTGATCTTTATGCCTTTCGTCCTTAAAAAGGTCTCTTCTTACAAATGGCCTGTTGCTGTCGAAGTTCCTGTCGATGGCGGTAGGTTTAAAAAAGAGACCTTTACGGCGGTCTTTAAAAAGATGAGCCGTGCCACCTTCAGCGATCTTGCCGAGCAAAGCGAGGATGATTTGATTGCTGAGATCCTTGTGGGCTGGGAAGGTGTAAAAGACGAAGATGGAGAAGAGGTGCCCTACAGCAAGGCTGCCCAAGCTGAGTTGTGCGATGACCCTTACGTGCTCCGTGCTTTGATCAATGCTTATTCAGAAAGCTTGGGCGGGGCGCCAGCAAAAAACTGAGAGACGCTGCCCAGCATTGGTGCGAGGGCGGCGGAGTTTTTGAGGAAAGCTACGAGGATCTGATGTCGCAAGGCATGGATCCTGGTGAAATCAATGCAATGCGGAAAGCCCGCAAAGCTGCTGAATTTGAGGTTTGGGAAGAAAACTGGGAGGCGTTAAGTATTTTCTTGCGCTGTCAAACGCAATGGCGAGTGTCGATGAGCGGCCTTTGTGGGCTCGACTATACAGTTGTGGCCTGGCTGCTTAAACTGTACGAAGTAGAGGACGAGCGCCTAACGCTGGAACGGCTGCAGGTGATTGAGGCTACTGTTTTGCAGATTCTGAACTCAAAAGGCTCTCAGTAATGGCTCAAGACGCTCTAATCAGAATCAAGGCTAAGGTTTCAGGCCAGCAAGAGATCAAAGGATTGGAGCGTCAATTTAAAGAGACAGAGAGCAAAGCAAAAAGGCTTAAACGTCAATTCGGTGAATTGGGAGGTGCAGGGTTAAGCGTTGGCAAAAGCATTGCATCTGCTGCAGCTGCTTTTGCAACTTTTGACGCTGCAATACGTCAAACCGCTGAATCAATTCAGACATCAATTGAGCGGGCTTCATCGACACGCCGACTAGAAGTTTTATCTCAAGGATTTGATGACTTCGAGGTTGTGCTTGGCGTTGCTAGTCGTGCTGCAGAAAAATTTAATCTTAGTCAAACAAACGCGCAAAAGTCGGTTGCACAGCTTTATGCGCGTTTGCGTCCGCTTGGCGTCAGCTTGAGTGAAGTTGAAAGTGCATATGCAGGATTTAACACGGCTGCAATTTTAAGTGGAGCCACTGCAACTGAATCAGCAGGCGCATTGCTGCAGTTATCTCAAGCCCTTGGAGCTGGGGCATTACGAGGAGAAGAATTTAACAGTGTTTCAGAGCAGGCTCCTGCTGTTATTCGAGCAATTGGGGCAGAGCTGGACGTTCCTGTTGGGCGCCTAAAAGAAATGGCGGCTAATGGAGAAATTACTGCTGATATTGTGCTTGCGGCATTACAGCGAATTGAAAAAGAGGGTGCAGATCAGCTTTCAGAGGCGATGGATTCGCCAATTCAAAAATTTCAAACGCTTCAAAATAGAATTGAAGATTTGCGAGTTGCGTTTGCTGATTTGGCATTGCCTTCTTTGCTTGATTTTGTCACTGATTTGGCTGATGAAACTGAAAGATGGACAAGAGCTTTCAACGGTTTAGGCAAAATTGTAAATGATTTCACAAAAAGTCCGGCTTTTGTACAGCTAAACAATTTTTTGACTGGCCTGCAAAACATCAATAAAATTGCTCAGCTTGTTGGCCCCTTGGGACCGATTAGCAGTGCATTGGGCCGTAACCCTATTCTTGAGCAACTTGGGCAATTTGCACCTGAGGACAAGCAGCCGCCTAAACCTGAAAAGCCTACAACGCCGCTTTCTACAAGGCTTGGAATAGACCCAAAAGCTGTTGAAACCGGCAAAGCCCTTAAAGAAATAACACAAGAGCAATATGAGATTGGCCTTCAAATTATTGAAGCAGAAAGAAAAGGGCAAGATTTTAAAGTAATTGAACTTCAATTGACTCAAGATTTTCTTGCTCTTGAGCAGCGCAAGTTAGGACAAAGAAATACGTTGCTTCGCCAGTCCCAGCTTGTGCTTCAATTTGAGAAAGATATTGAGAAGACAGCTAGGGCGGCAGGTAAGGCTATGGCCGACATGCTGATTGAAGACCAAAACAAAATTGACCTGCTTAAAAAAGGCATCGAAGATTTCAACAAGTCACTTGCAGACATGATCCCTGCGATTACACCTATTGACCAATTGTTTAAAGACATCGGCCAATCAATTACTGCAAACGTTGCTGGGGCTATTGAGGCAACGATTTTTGAGGCGCAGACTTTGCAAGAATCCTTGTCTGGCATCCTTCGTTCAGTTGCCAGCCTTTTGATTAACTTTGGCACCAAGTCATTGCTTGGCGGGTTGTTCCCAAGCGCCAATGGAAACGTTTTTGCTCAAAACAAAATTGTGCCGTTTGCCAATGGCGGAATTATCAACAGGCCGACTATTTTCCCTTTGGCTAATGGAGCCGCGCTCGCTGGTGAGGCCGGCCCTGAAGCAATCATGCCTTTGCGTCGCGATGCAAGCGGTCGCCTTGGTGTTGAAGCGTCAGGTGGTGGGGTTACAGTTGGGGCGATCAACATCACTGTTGAAAACACTGGCGATCAATTGAACCCTGCAGCTCAAAAACAGATTGCTGGTCAGG